CCCAACCGTAGCTGTGGTTGATCGGGATTCCAACATTCTTGACACGCTTTTATATTCGTGTCTCGACCTTTAACAATAAGGCTACGCAACTCGCGGAGTTTGTATTCAAATCCGCAAACATCGCAAAGTGCGAGGGCCTTACGAGCTGACGCAAACCTATTGCCCATCCTACATCCTACCTATTCTAGGCACAAATCGTGCGGAGGTTTTTTCCCTGTCTTCCCCAGCAGCCAGTTCAAACTGTTCTTCGTATGCTTGTTTTAGCATAGGAATGCGTTCAACTAGTTCAGGTATCTTCATAGCAATATAGAACGCAAGTCCTGCCACTAATACAGGCAAGAATCGAAAGTTCATATCTGAAGTCTGAACACCACTTCCAGCGTCCTCAATACGACGCATACGCCAGTAATACAGAACGTAGTTGTCGCTATCTGGTACAGGCCACACGTTTACTACAGGCGCGTCACGTAGCCGCTCAATGTAGAGTTGAATTGGCCTACCCTGAGATAACTTGTTAGGGATAGACGCGTAGGTACTTACACTAATACGACTTATAGTAAGATCAGATTGCGTTGCCGCATTGCCTGCACCCGTACGGATTTGGTGCTCCATCAAATCTATTGTATCCGCAGGTAGCACATATGCGGACGTACCTTCGACAAGATTTATTGTACCCTCGTCGATTGTCCACATATTAATGCCACGGTTCTGCCACTCAATAGTCATCAAGTTCATAGACCGTCTAGCAGTACGTAGATCGTACCCCGAACGCATTTCACGGCCCGCACGCTCCCACGCTTCTTCAGCGATCTCCGTGAAGTCCATGTTAAACGTTGTGGTACCGGATGTCGTCATTGTTACTTCCCAGCCTTCTTAGCAGCTTTTGGTGCTTTTGGTGCTTCCGATACTTTAACAGGGGGCTGCATTTCTGCGAGCTTTGCTTCTGCTTCCGCTTTGCTCATCAACGCAAACACAACAACGTCGTATCCACCATCGGCATTTTTTGTGCCTATCTGGTAAACTGGCTCCCCTGTAGAGAACCTACCATTTTGGAAAACTTCCATCACTTCTTCTCCTTCCGCTTTGCTGGGGATACCTTACGCGGTTTACCCGCAGGTTGCCCCAGTTTCTTTTTCTCGGCTACTTTTTTGCGCTTTTCACCCGCGCTCATCTCACCGCTTGTTTTAGGAGTTTTACTACTTACACGTTTCGACGGTCTACAATAAGGTGTCCCGCGTGATTCCCCTTCTTTACGTCCGCAAGCCTTACCAGTACGCACATCTTTCCAGTCCTCTTTGAACCAGCGTTTAAGTGCCGCACCTTTCTCTGTCTTGCGAACTGCCATTATTTCTTACCTTTTGCTTTCCTACATTTGGCGATTGCTCCCGACGCGTATGCTGAAGGAAACACTTTGTATTGTGACTTTACCTTGGTATAGCACGAATCTTTAACCGTGCCCCCAGCTTTATACCCACAACCGCAATCGCTTTTCTTGTAGTACCTACGCATTAGGAACCTTTCATTGTCACCATTTTAGCAGCGCGTGTACCTTTTGTAGCGCAACCAGAACCGCGAACTTTGCCGCCTTTTTTGTATGCTTTAGCCTGCCCGCCTTTTTTCATACCCATGCTTGGAGCAGCAGGAGCGGCACCGCCACCAGCGGCACTAGCAGCAGCCATTTTGGCCATCATAGCGCGTTTACGCTTTTCTTCTTCGGACATAGGTGCTCCACCCATAGGTGCTCCACCCATAGCGCCCATTCCACCAGCGGGTGCAGTCATACCGCCATCCATCATTTTCTTAGTGCTTTTTTTCATAAACTCTTCTCCTACAGATTTTGAAACGCCAGCTTTCTTGGCGAACTTCGGGTTGTTTGCTACAGCAGCCATAAACTTGCGTTGTTTTTTGGATTTTACAGGCATGGCTACCACTTCACCTTATCAGCCCAGTACGCGGCGGAACTTTTGCCTTTAGCAATGTTCTTACCGTGCCTAGATTTGAACGACTTTCGTTTAGCTTTCATACGCGCAGACTCACCCTGTTTAGGTTTACCTGCGGTACTAGCACCTTGCTCACCAAAACGAATTACTTTTTCTTTGCCCCCATCACATGCTTTTACCACATGTGACTTTTTGGGGTGCGAAGGCGTACGACGGGGTTTATTACAGCCCATACTGGCTTTGTCTATTTTGCCACCAGACTTGTAATAACACCGCATAAGTACCCCCTAGCTATAGAAGACAGTCATTGCGCTAATATTGGTCATAGCAGTGATAAGCACGTCGTCTTGGCAACGAATACCCCAGTCAGGAATGTTTACTGAGTGAGAGTCAGACGCCAAAAAGTCTAGGTCTAGTACAGTCGATCCACCACTACCATCGGTAATAGTTAAACGTCCCGCACCGCCCGCTGTGGTTAACACTTGGACCTGACGAATACGTGCAGGGCCTACGCCAAGAGAAGCGGCTGTTGTAACGCGTTTAGATTGAACATCAGAGTTAGACATACCAGCCTCCTATTAGCTAAGGGCGGCACCAACAGCAGTAACCCAAGCAGCGCCAGTGTTAATTACTATGCAATATTCGTCATTGCCTGCGCCATTGTCGCTAACCATATAAACGGTTCCGACTGCGGTACTCGCAGCGGTCGGCAAGTTGGCAGTTGTAACAACGGGAACCTGAAAGCCGTTATTTGAACGGACTGGTCCCGAAAAAGTAGATAGAGCCATGAGAATCTCCTGTCGTGGCAAGTGTCAGCCGCACCATGCGACTGTCAGGGATAAGTATTTTATAACACAAAAAAAGAAAGGGGGCAATAGTTTGCCCCCTCCTTAATTACGCACCGGGTGAACCGTAAATTCCGAGAGGATCAGAGACCCCGAAAGAATAACGCTCACGAGCCTTGTAGCGACTATTGCCAGTATCGAAGTCTGCATCCATAGAAGTAGACATCGGGGTACGAACAAAGTGCTTCAGGCCGTTAGGCACATCAGTCATCAAGAACCAAGCATTGGTATCTGTCAGGTAGTGGTTAACGGAATATCCTTCAGGGATAGAACCGTTATTGCGGATGGCGTTAATATCGTTATCCGCAGTGCCTACGCGACCCTCAGTATCCAACAAGCGAGTTGCAACGAATTGCAGTGCTGACGGAATAATGAGTTTCTTGGGCTGAGCAGCAATCAACAAGCCACGCTCATCTGTCCACTGGCTGATTGCAATAACGGCGGCTTCAAGAGAAGTCTCGTTAAGGTCAGCAGCGACAGTTGGGCGGTTCGAGTTGGTGCCACCAGAAACAAGTGGATGCGCTGTCGAACAAAGAGTTTGGCCGTCACCATAGGTGTTACCAGCAAACGCGTTGTTAAGAATAGACGCAGCCTTAACTTGCTTAGTGTACGCCATGGCACGAGCCAATGCTTTCGTATAACGAGCAGACAGTGAGTCATACAAGTTATCTTCGATGGCTTCTTCAGTAATACTGAACCCCATCGCAATTGTCTCGTGAACGTAACGTGCACTCCATGCTTCCTGAGCATTGTCATATTCGATGGCTGAGCCTTCGTTTTTGACAGGTGCTGCTGAGAAACCTGATAGCTTAGTTTCTTCCTCAAACGAGCGATCTGAGGATTCGGTTTCAAAAATTTGGGCGTGCTCTTCGCCGTATTTTGCGTATTCCAACCCAAACAACGCGTTTAGACCGGGAAGTAGCTCTTTAAGGAGCTGGGCGCGTGAAATAGCCATTATTTATTCCCTCCTATACGCCGGTTAAGTTATTCATCTGATGCCCTGCGTTCCATTTAACGAGTGCTTCAGTGTAACCACCGGATGAGTTTTTGGTTTCCGCTACAAGGCTCACAATACGCAAAGGCAGTGTGTTTGTTGTAGCAGTCGTGTCAGAAATACCGCACCTAGAATTACCAGTAGCAGTGTCACCAGCATTGTTAATCATTGCGACGTTTGCACCAATGTCTGTAAGCGCGAGGTCTCCAATAACTGGCGTA